GCAGCATGCGACAGCCGTGGGGCGTACGCCCTTATAAAGAAACACATGCTGGAGGAGGATTGGAGTGACATAAGCAAGGCTGTTCTGTCCAAGATAGACGACTACTACAGACGCGACCCGGACGCCACCTCGGTGGACACTGGTGTGCTCACGAGCATGGTGGTACAGGACGTACATAACCCGAAACACAAGACTGTGTTCTCGGACATCGTGGCGTATATAGCAGCGGAAAACGTATCGGGCGTCAACGTGGTAGCCGTAGTCCTAGGAGCCAAGCGCGAAGCGCTGGGTAACAGGATTGCTTCTATGCTGGCCAGTACGAACAAGGACGAACTGCCGGAACTGATGGCGGAGTTCCAACGCCTGACGGAGTCTACGTCGCTGCCCGATAGGGCGCAGGACACGTCGGAGCTACTGGTAGCCCCGGACATAGACGAGGTTACGCATGGGGACGAGCAGGATTTAATCCGGCTGATGCCGATATCCCTTAACCGCCGACTGGACGGCGGAGTTCTGCGCGGGCACCACGTAGTGGTGTTCGCCAGACCGGAGATGGGCAAGACGATGTTCGTTATCAACGCCGTGGCGGGGTTTCTACGGCAGGACATGCGCGTGCTGTACCTAGGCAACGAGGAGCCTATACAGGACACGGTGCTGCGCATAATGTCGCGGCTTTCTGAGATGACTAAGCATCAGATCATGGAAGATAAACAAACCGCTTACAACTTAGCGGTTGACAAGGGGTACAAGAACCTGTATCTTATGAGGCTCACGCCCGGCACGCTGCGTGAGATTGAGGAGTTGGTAGTGCAGGTACGCCCCGACGTGCTGGTAGTAGACCAGCTGCGCAACATACAAGTCAAGGATGACAGCCTTACGCGAAGCCTTGAAAAGGCTGCAAACGGCGTACGGCAGATAGCGGGCAAGTACAAGTGCTTAGCCCTATCTGTAACGCAGGCTGGGGAGTCCGCGTCGGGCAAGGCGGTACTTACTATGGGGGACGTCGACTCGTCCAACACAGGCATCCCCGGAGCCTGTGACGTGATGATAGGCATAGGAGCCACCAAGGAAGATGAAGTGTCTAACCGCCGGGTGCTGTCCTTGGCAAAGAACAAGCGCTCTGGGAACCATTCGTTCTTCCCAGTGTCCGTAAACGTACCGCTGGCCAAGATATCCAGCATGGAGGTGTGAGTGGAGTATTTAATAGGTCTGTTCGTTATTGTTACAGTGGTCACGGCAGTGCATATAATTAAACAGATGGAGGAGAACAATGACCGGCCAAGCGGCCCCACCTGAGTTGAGCTGTCTGCCCTCCTACTTGAGCAACCCCCAACCTTGTATATACAAGTCTGGGACTTACGTAGTGCTAGACTTCGAGACGACTACATACGGCAAGGGATTGCCGATATACGAGCAGAACTCGGTGGTGTGTGCATCGTGGTTCGTGTCGGCAACTGGGCAGCACAAGTTCCTCCGTGGTAGTGAGTTCGAGATGGCGGAGCTGGTCGAGGACGTACGGGCCGCAGACTTCTTGGTGGCGCACAACGCCAAGTTTGAACTTGGCTGGCTCGGGCGATGCGGGTACCCCGTCGAAGACGGGATTCTCGTATACGATACGATGATTGCCGAGTACGTGATAGGAGGTAACAGGTGGAAGTTTGCCGATCTAGCGTTAGGCAGGTGCGGCGAGAGGCACGGTCTGGGTAGCAAGGTAGACATAGTGTCGATGATGATAAAAGGTGGTGTCAGCACTACTGACATACCAGCCAGCTTGCTTGAGGAGTACTGCTCCCGTGACGTACAGCTGTGCCGTCTTCTGTACGTAAGGCAGCTGGGTATCTTCGAGGTGTGGCCTAAGCTGCTGAACCTTGTATATACAAGGTGCCTCCTGACCCCAGTGCTGGTGGATATGGAAGGACGGGGATTGAAGCTGGACGCTGCCAAGGTGCTGCCCTTGTGCGAGGCGGCGGAGAAGGAGTACTCCGATAACGTGATCCAGATGAATACGATCACTGGCGGTATCAACGTAAACAGTGGCAAGCAGCTGGCGGAGTACCTGTACGACGTGCTGGAGTTCAAGCACACTGGCAAGTTAACTCCGGGCGGTAAGCGCAGCACGGCAGAGGCAACCATAAGCGCCCTTCGCCCAAGGACGGCGAAACAGAAGAAGTTCTTGGACCTGTACAAGCGCGGACGAGAGCTGAGCAACACGCTCACCAAGTACCTGCGTAAGTTCAAGGCGTGCTGCGAGGATAGCGGTGGGATACTGATGGCTCAGTTCAACCAGACGGCTACCTTCACCCACAGGCTGAGTAGTACTGGGCTTGAGTACTCTACGCAGTTCCAGAACTTGCCGCGAGAGTACAAGCCGCTGTTCATGGCCAAGGACGAGGGTTGGCAGATAGCGGAGGCAGACGGGTCGCAGCTAGAGTTCAGAGTAGCGGCGCACCTAGGACGGGATCAGGTGGCGCTCTCGGACATAGTCAGCAAGAAGGACGTGCACGCAGCTACTGCGGAGTACCTGAGCACGACTAGGCAGGAGGCCAAGGCCCACACGTTCAAGCCGCTGTACGGCGGCACTAGGGGAACGAAGGAGCAGGTGGCGTACTACGAGTACTTCAATGACAGGTACTCCGGTATAGTAGCCGCCCAGAACGAGTGGAAGAACCACGTACTGGAGCACAAGGTTCTTGATACGGAGTGGGGCATGCGGTTCTACTGGCCAACCACGGAGATGCAGGCGTCTGGGTACATAACCAACAGTACCTCGATCTGCAACTACCCAGTCCAGTCATTCGCTACTGCGGAGATTATTCCGATAGCGGTTGTGTACCTGCACTACCTGAGCAGGTATAGGAATGTCGCCATTCATATGGTGAACACGGTCCACGACTCAGCCGTAGCTGAGGTGCACAAGGACGCTGGCGCGGAGTTCGTCAGCCTGTCTAAGCTGTGCTTCATAGACGTGGTGTACTGGTATCTAGAGGAGGTGTACGGGATTAAGATGACAGTGCCGCTGGGGGTTGGCGTAGGAATTGGCACCCATTGGGGTGACTCCGAGGCCAAGGATAGCGAGATCAAGATTGACGCAACAAAGGAATATTATGAACAATAAAGCAGGCGTGGTTACCAAGACGTCAGCGAAAGAGTGGTATGACGACCGTGCCGGTCGCAACGTAACGCTGTACTCGTTCCAGATGCAGGGCGAGCGTAGCTGGTTCCGTACCGGACAGCGCGAGATGGTTAAAGAGGGGCAGTATGTCAAGTTCTTCTCGGATGACAAGGGTAATGCCAAAGACATAGAGATCAGCGAGCCGCCAGCGGGTAGCAAAGCGCCAGAGGCGTCCTCCAGCGGTGGTGGTGGCGGACAAGGACGTGACGGCTACTGGAGCGCCAAGGAAGGGCGAGACTTAGTACGGGACGAACGGTATCAAGCCGTGGACGTACCTCGTATGTCGTTTGCTGGCGCGCAGGATCGCGCTGTGCGGCTGGTGTCGGCCATGCTGGCCACGGACGTGCTGCCGGTGTCTACCGCCAAGAAGGCCAACAAGTACGATATCGTACTGGCTACGGTGCAGGAGGTTACCAACAGGTTCTTCTTGGAGAACATGCACGCGCATGAGCGCCTTGCTCATCTGGAGCAGCAGGCTGTAGAGGCAGTAAGCAACATGGGACAAGAGGAGGTAAGCGAAGATGAGTAATTCCCGGTTCGCTGATTACATGCCTTGTTACTCCACCGAGGGTTACGATCTGTTCGTAGGGGACTTCCCCGACGAGATGGTGTTCACCTACAACAGCGTCGAGTTCCTGTCGGGCTACTTCGTAGTCAACAGCGACACTGACATTGTGGAGTACGTAGCCATCCAGTACCCGGATGCTATGATGGCCATGCACATGCTCCAGAAGACTTGTGACGAACGTCCGTGGGAAGTTCTTCTACTAGGTATCGCCCCTAACGGCGAAGCCGTTCACTGATGCGCCTGCTGGTTGACGGCGACCTACTCATATTCCGCTGCGGCTTCGCCGCCGAGCGGATGGAGTACAAGGTGTGCTACACAGACGCTGAGTCCGGTGAGGACGTGCGCGTGTGGTGTGAGTACAAGAAGTCCGCCGATGAACTAGCAGCCAACTTGGGTAAGCGAGGTGTCGTGTGCTCCATACTTGCGGAACGCAGGTTGGAGCCACTCTCCCACGCAACCAAGAACATACGGCAGTTGCTTGATTCTATCGAGGACGCGACTTGCCCGAACAACACTACCGTGTTCTTCTCAGGAGGGAGGAACTTCCGGTACGACGTGGCGACGATCAAGCCGTACAAGGGTAACAGGGACAAGGCCCACAGGCCGACCTACGAGAACGAGATGAAGGAGTACGTTCGCAAGAACTACGACACGGTTACGTCGGACGGACAGGAGGCCGACGACGACCTAGGCATCGCGCAGTGGACGGCGCATCAGGACGATCCGCACTCTACGTGTATAGCGTCTGCGGACAAGGACTTGCGGATGATACCGGGACTCCACTATAACTTCCTGAAGGACGACCCAGCGTCCTACGTGGGGGAGCAGGCAGCCATGCACACGTTCATGCGCCAGTGGGTTACTGGCGACAGTACGGACAACATACCCGGCGTTCCTAAGATAGGACCAGCGAAGGCCGACAAGGCGTTTGAGGGCTGCGCTACGGTGGAGGACATGATGGAGGTGGTACGTACCTTGTATATACAAGGTTACGCTAAGGAGTGGGAACCAGCTATGCTGGAAAATGGGAGATTGCTTTGGATAAGACGGGAAGTAAACGAGCTGTTCGATCACCGCTTCATTATGAAGTATGGTACATCTCGGGGTGTATGAGTGGCATTGCGCAGTTCAACTGGCCTGCGTTCCACGATGCTAAGGAGCTGATGCTGTCACGGGGGTTCACTCAGGTTGTCATACCGCATGAGTTGGATGATCCTATCTCGGCGCAGTTCCTTATGGAGAGCCTGAACGGCGATCTGCGTGACTTGCCGGGAAGCAAGTCGTGGGGTACGTACCTCGCACGCGACATCCTGTTCATCGAGGAGCACGTGGGCGGTATAGCCCTTATAGGTGGATGGGAAAAGTCGCGCGGCTCAGCCGTTGAGATCGCTGTAGGTGGCGCATTGAAGTTGCCCTTCTACTCGGTGGTCGGAGATCAATTCATCAACGCACAGGAGTATGAAACATATGTCTGGTAACGATAGCAGGTTGTGGGTAGAGCGTGGTGGAATCCACGAGAACCAAGCGTTCTACTCTGTAGAGTACGCGTTCGATGATAGGGATGAAGTGCGTAACATTATACGCAAGGTAGACGTCTATCAGCGGTGGGTCAGACAGCTGTATGACGAACTGCGTGCGGGGCGTCCGGGTAACCCATTGCCGGAGGAGCTGCGTACCAATGCGAAGCCGCAAAAGAAGGGAGGCTAAAGCTCACGGGTATAAGTCAGGGTTCGAGCTGACGACAGCGAGGCAGCTGGAGGCTGCCGGTGTGGCGTACGAGTACGAGCCGGTTGGCAAGAAGATAAAGTTCACGCCGCCGGATAGGACGTACTGCCCAGACTTCGTCATAGGCGATGTAATCGTCGAGACTAAGGGGCGCTTCACGGGAGAGGACAGGGCTAAGCATCTGCTGATAAAGGCTCAACACCTAGACAAAGAAGTGAGGTTCGTATTTTTGTATGACAACAAACTCAGCAAGACAAGCAACACTAGATATTCTGATTGGGCAACAAAACATGGCTTCAAGTATGCGCTCACCGCCATTCCAGATGAATGGATCGACGAGTTCAAAGCAGCCGCCGCAAGAAAATCCAAAGCTGATAAGAGCGCTAAAGGACGGAAAAGCGCCGATGGAGTACTTGGTACTCTCGTGTCTGGCGGAGGACGCAGCCGTACACAAACACGGAGCAGACAAGTACGGACGCCGGAACTGGCGAATTGATCGTATCCGTGCGAGCACGTACGTAGGCGCTATCCTTCGCCACCTAGTGGCGTACGAGGCGGGGGTGGACCTCGACCCAGACTCTGGTCTGTCTCACCTCAGTCACATCCGCGCATGCTGCGCGGTAGTGCTCGACGCGAGCAGGCACTGTACGCTTATTGATGACAGAGGTATTGCGGTATCAATCAACGAGGAGACTGGATCACATGGGTAAAGAAGAAGAAGAAGATAACTTGCTCGTAGCCGTATATAAAGTGCTGGAGCTGGGTACGCACGCCGGGTTGAGCGGAGCCCACGTAGTAGCCTTGGGCGTAATCATAAGCGCGTTCAAGGAGTTTGTGGAATCAGTCAAGTACGGCAAGTACGTAATCGTTGATGGAGACGCCTATAATGCGCTTATCAAAGGGCAAAGCCCGAGTGCTGGTGATATCGGACCTTCAGATACCATTTGAGCACAAGGACGCGCTAGCGTTCTGCCAAGCGGTAGAGGAGGAGTTCGGCACGGAGGTAGTGGTATGCGTTGGCGACGAAGTCGACCAGATGGCCATGTCTCGCTTCGACCCCGATCCTGAGCAGGACGGGCCGTCGGTAGAGCTGGACAAGTCGATCATAAGACTGCGCCACTGGTACGCAGCGTTCCCCGAGGTTCTGGTGTGTAGGTCTAACCACACTGATCGCGTGTACAAGCGTGCCTTCTTCGCGGGTATCCCGGAGAAGTACTTGCGTACCGTGGAAGAGTGGCTCGACGCCCCGGAGGGGTGGCAGTGGGAGCAGCAGTGGGAGGTGGACGGCGTGGTGTACGAGCACGGAGACGCCTGCGGTGGTATGCACGCAGCGCGTACCCTAGCCCTGCGCAACAGGCGCAGCACGGTCATCGGGCACCACCACTCACACGGTGGCGTGTCGTTCATGGCGAACGACGACGAGATGATATTCAGCATGAATGCTGGGTGTCTGATCGACCGTACAAGCATAGCGTTCAAGTACGCCAAGCACTCCGCGCTAGCCCCCACTCTGGGGTGCGGCGTGGTGCTGTACGGCATACCGCAGTTCGTGCCTATGCTGCTTAACAAACGAGGTAGGTGGACAGGAGACATAGTACTATGAGCGACTGGCAATCGTTTAACTACTCGTCACTCATGGCAGTGCTGCAAGCCACTGTAGAGGACGATACGGGGGTGTACATCCCCGGAGAGATGATGCCATCAGGTAAGCCCATCCGCGCCACTGGCGTGACGCGGCGCGACCTGATGAAGCGGGAGATGACGGAGCAGTGGTTCGACGCGGTCAGGGGGACGTATGAACGGGAAATTGACGAAGCAAATCACACAGCTGTCACGTCAGACTTACCGGACCTTGTTATACGAGGGGAAGATACCGCCCCCGAGCAGCCCCGAAGAAGCGAAGCAACAGCAACGTCGACTGATGAAGATATTGAAGAAACGCTTCAAAGGCACGCGGAAGAAATTGGCGAGAGGCTGAAGGAGGTGTTGTTCATTATTAATGAACGTACTGACTTCATGGCTGTACTACTCAAGCAGCACACAAAAATAAAAGCCGCCTTAGCGGCTATGCGGGGATTGGACGATGAGCGAACAGGAGCAGGAGGTTCTGCCGAGAGCGGGGGTACACCAGAAGATGCTGGATATGTGGGCCGACAGGTACATAGCGATAGCCCGAAAAAACGGAACAGAGCCCGCAAACCAGTGGTGCAGGACGTTCCTTAACCGAGATGACATACAACACATCATGGCTGCTGTGCGCCGTAAGGTAGCGCCAACGCCTACTAAACCCCCCTCTCGAGCATCCTAGCTAGCTCATGAGCGCGGCCTTTCACTTGCTTGGCGTACTTACTGTCAAGCAGGTGGGAGGCTGCCGCCTTAAAGTCCTCGTGCTCTAAGGCGCCTAGCATCTTCTTAAACTGACTCATTCGCTGGTGGCCTAGATTAAACGCTAGGTTAACCAGCGCTTGTTTACGCACCGCACTCAACCCCTCGAAGTTAAACACCAACCCGCGTGCGGTATCTTCCGCGTCCTCGATGTCGTTCTCCATAAGGTACATAGCCTCGTCTGGAGATATGCCCCTGTCGTACAAGTTGCGCCCCACACCGATGGTGAGGTGCCCCGTAGTATCAACGTACGGCTTCTCCCGCAGCCCCTCGTGCCTTACCAGTTGCGCCCTAAGCGCCGCTCTCCAGTCCACGGTTAAGCTCTCCTCTCTTTGTGATTTCATACTGGTGCAGAAAGCCAGACAGTCTCTCCACCAGTTCCTCATTGTGCTCTCCCAATACGCCGTTGGCGTACAGCATCGCGTGCCCCAGCTCGTGCAGGAACGTGTGCTCCAGCTCCTCCGTCGTGGTGTTCATGGTGGTGTTCAGGTAGATCGTGCGCGTGGCCCTCACCGTCACGCCCAGTATGTCTACGTCGTTCCAGGATTCCTTCGGGTATCTGCTGGCCATCAGCGCCAGCATCTGAGCGTTGGTAACCAGCTTAACCGCCCACTTGCGGTTTACCACGGCGAACGTCTTAGGTATGTTTATAAGTACTCCTTAGCCTTGTATATACAAGGTTACTTGGCTTTGCCTGAACGAACAGCGTTCACGTTATCCAGCGCTTGCTGCGGGTTAGGGTACCCGACGTCTATGCGCTTCTTGGCAACCCTGTTAGCCACCGCCTGTGTCTCCTCTGGCATGTCGTAAAAGGCAACTCCCAACTCCATCAGCCCCACGAGGAACGCATAGTCCGTAGGCTTGAACGCACCGAGCTTCACGTACTTGTTCAGTAGCGCCGGGTCGGCCATCATGTTGTATGCGGCGTTGCGCTTAAGCGCCTCGTGCACCGTCCTACCTGCGCTAATCCTGCGCTGTATGGGGTCTAGTGGCCCGAAGATAGATCGTGTTACCAGCAGCAGCGGTGGGTTACCTACAATCTTGCTGCCGGGGGCTTTACTCACGCCCTCGATAGCCGCCATATAATCGCGCAGCACCTTCAGGTCGTGCACGTACCCAGCCCCGTACATAGCCTTCAGCGGCTCCCCGTGCTTGAGCAGAGTCTTGTTCATGACGTTCACGTTGCCCTCGGACATGCTGGCCTTGAGCATGCTGTCCCGCAGCTGGTCTAGGCCGTGCTTCTGTATCGAGGCCCACAGGTCCGGGTCAGCGCCTTGCACGGACGAGCGCAGCCCTTTTATCTGCTCTGTAGTCCACGAGCCATTTATGATGTCGTCGGCTATGTTCCTTCCGTAGGGAACGCCGTCCTTCATTTTATCTCCGTAGAAGTTCTTCAGCGCTATCTTAACTCGCTGTAGGTTCCCCTCCCGCCGCGCCAGTGTCTTCGACATGTCGGCAGCGTTACGGATGAAGTCCGTAGAGCGTTCTCCCGCAAGCAAGTTGATGTGGTCGCCGTAGCTGTCGAGGAACGTCGCGTGCGCTACTTGGTTGAACCGCACTACGCCTTCGGCGTCGGTCGGAAGCGCCCGCTTACGGTACTCCGCATGAAGCTCGCGCAGCAGGCCGGTCCTGACCTCGGGGTTGTCGT